AATAAGAAAATACTTTCCTAACACAAACATCAATATTTTTTCTAACGGACATCTTTTATATAAACACGCCGACGAAATAATCGAATTCATTGATGAAATTAATGCAAGCATATCAATATCTAAACATGTAGTTGGTGACATGGAAAGCAAGCTTGGTCAACATTGGCAAAGTAATATTTTTGAATTTTTAAACAATTCTAGAATTCATAAAATTCATAACGAACATTATCATGTAAAAAACAACGTCAATGCGAACATTCACATTTATGATGGCGGAGATAAATGGTTTACTTGGTACCGTGTCGATTCCGAAAACAAAATTAAACCTTACGCAAGTAAAAATCCTGCTAGATCTATGCGTTATGGGTGTGCTAGCGGTAGTGCTTGTTCAGCATTATTTGAAAACCGCTTGTATAAATGTAGCAGTTTGGCATCTTTGCCAGGTTTATTAAAAAACTTAAATCAAGAAAATGATCAAGATTGGGAACACTATCTAAACTATCCTTACGTTGACATATTATCTGTTGATCCTGATAAATTACAGTTTTTTGCTGATACTTTTGGTAAGCCAATATCACAATGTGATATGTGTAACGATCAACCTGCAAATGTTATTAGATGGACAGATCGAAAACAATCTAACATTCTAAAAGTATGATACAAGGGCACATAAAATTACCTGACTCTATCAATTTAGAATCATTGGAATGGAAAGATTGTGTTCAATGTTATCAACAAACTCAAGAAACAGAAAAGTACTACAATAACAACAACAGTATAATTTGGCAGATGTTTGACGAAAGCCCGCAGTGGGCTTACGATATAGCTAAATTGATTCCTCAGGGTTTTGAAGATTTTGTTGTTAGTGTTACTAGAATAGATCCAGGACAAACAGTGCCTTGGCATCAAGACAAACACTACATCGTGCAAAAAAAATTTGGACCAGGCAAAACATTAAGATATTTGATTTTCTTGGAAGACTGGAAAACTGGTCATTATTTTCAAATGCACAATGAGCCATTAGTAAAATGGACAGCCGGCGATTATATAACAATCAAACGCCAAGATTGGCATCTTGGCGGTAATATGGGTTTACAACCTTTTTATAGTGTGCAAGTTACTGTACTAACCATTGACAAATCTTTAGAATAGTTTAAAATATAATATTCAACAAGGAGATTATTATGAGTTCAAGAATGTTCTCTGCAGAACAAAAAGCCAAACTTACCCAAATTATCAACGAAGGCATGACCATTATGCAAGAAGTTGAGGATCTAAATGCTGGACTTAGCGATACTATCAAAGCAGTAGCTGAAGAAATGGAAATCAAACCTGCCATCCTAAAAAAAGCAATTAGAACTGCATTCAAATCAAAACTTGGTGAAGAAAACGCCGACAATGAAGAATTAAACACTATTCTTCAAACAGTAGGCAAAACTCTTTGATTGAAGTAAAATTTGGCCCAGCCAAAGATCAATTTGGGTACCAAAGTTTTCGTAGTTTTGTAGATCATGTTGATTGCTATCAACATGTGCAGCACATTCAATATGGTACAGATATTGTAAAGTTTAATTTTGCAGATCAGGGAATACCTATCTATGACATATTTGAATTTTACAATAAAAAAAACATTGATTTCAAAGAAACCAATGTAATTGTGGTAGAAACTTTGAGACAATTTTTATCTATATTAGATAAATTGGATCAAACAAAAAAGTATATCGTGTTCAGCGAATCATATTGGGATGTTAAAAAATATGCTATAGATTTAGATTATGAGCTGATTTACATGCCATGGGATGTTGTGGATTGCCAAAATAGATTAGCAAATAGGTCTAATCTGTATTTTCATCTTATTGATTTAGATTTTTTTAACAAATATCAACCACAATTTGATTTTTTATGTTTAGTAGGAAGATCTAAGCCATGGCGGGACGGTTTCATTAACAAGCTACAAGATAATATAAATCTTGGTAACAGTTTATCTTCGTATTATGGAAAATGTCTAGGCAACACTGAGCTGTTAAATATTGATATTCCTTACGAAAGATCTAAATCAAAGTTTGAATTTGAAGACAAGTTTTATAAACCAATATATCTTCCAAACACAAATTTTAAATATAATCTAAGTTATTTTACAAAAAACGAGTTATTTTATTCTACAAAATTTAGTGTTGTGGTAGAAACCGAAGCAGAATTAGAAGAATATCATGTAACTGAAAAAACAATCAAATGCATCATGCTTGGACATCCATTTGTGGTTATGGGCACTCCAAAGTACTTAGAATTTTTGCACAACTTAGGATTAACAACTTATAACACAATATTTGATGAAAGTTATGATTCAATAACAAATCTTGAAGACAGAATGACCAGTGTAATAGAGTTGATCAAACATTTACAAACTCAAACTTTTGATATAGATAAGTTAAAAGATATTCAAAATAAGAATTTAAATACGTTGATTAAATTACGTAATAGTGACACATATGAAAAATTTTTAGGATTATTTAATGCTTGAAATATTCCGTCCCACAATAGATTGGATCCAGGATGATTGGCGTAGCAATCGCTTTCGTTTTGTTATTGAGCTAGTGGCTTGGGGCATTAGTATTGGGTGTGCTCTTGTTATGTCACTCACCGTTCCGCATCCCCCTCTATTGGCGCTGTACCCAATTTGGATTCTTGGATGCGCTATGTACACTTGGGCTGCTTGGACTAGGAAAAGCTTTGGTATGCTGGCTAACTATCTATTGTTGACCACTATTGACGCAATTGGATTAGTGAGATTATTAGCTTAATGTTGTTAATTTTTTTATCAATTGTGACACAATGGCTACTGTTAGGAGCAGGTATATACCTAGTGATGATTTTGTGTCTACAATTTGCTAATCTTTGCGAATATGTTGTTGACTTCTTTGTTACAAAAAAATAAAATATACCCATGAGCTATGTTGATGCATTATATGACCGTAACCAGGATCGTATCCACATTGTGGAGCGTGTGGCCGGTGAACGAATCTACAAAGAATATCCAGCAAACTACATATTCTACTACGACGACCCGCGTGGTAAATTTCGTACTGTTTACGGTACTCCAGTTAGTAGGTTTTCATCCAGGTCGAATAAGGAATTTCAGAAAGAGCTTCGTATTAACAGCAACAAGCGTCTTTGGGAATCAGATATTAATCCAGTATTCCGTTGTCTTGAAGAACACTATCTGGGGGCTACATCTCCCAAGCTACATACTGCGTTTTTCGACATTGAGGTTGATTTTGACCCGGTCCGAGGTTTCAGTAAGCCCGAAGATCCGTTTAATCCAATTACGGCGATTAGTGTATACCTAGATTGGATGGATCGAATAGTCACACTTGTTGTTCCTCCAAAAAGTTATTCGTGGGAAACTGCCCAAGAAATTTGTAATCAGTACGATAACTGTTTCTTGTTTGAACGCGAAGAAGACCTATTAAAAACTTTCCTTGACATCATTGATGATGCGGATATCCTAAGCGGTTGGAACTCAGAGGGCTTTGATATTCCGTACATGGTTATGCGTATCACTCGAGTACTTAACAAAGATGATACACGCAGATTTTGTCTATGGGGCCAACTGCCTAAACAAAGAACATTTGAACGCTTTGGTGCAGAAAACTTGACCTTTGATTTGATTGGTCGTGTGCATATGGACTATATGCAATTGTATCGCAAATACACATATGAAGAACGCCATAGCTACAGCTTGGATGCCATTGGCGAATATGAACTGGATGAGCGCAAGACACAATACGAAGGCACACTAGATCAATTATACAACAAAGACTTTCCCAAGTTCATTGATTACAACAGGCAAGATACCATGCTTGTGGCCAAGCTAGATAAGAAATTGCGTTTCTTGGATCTAGCCAATGAACTGGCACATGATAACACAGTATTGCTTCCTACCACAATGGGAGCAGTAGCAGTCACAGAGCAGGCAATTATCAATGAAGCACATCAACGAGGTATGGTTGTACCTAACAGGAAAGGAAGAGATGATCAAGGAGACACACAAGCGGCAGGTGCCTATGTTGCTTTCCCCAAGAAAGGCATGCACGACTGGATCGGCGCCATTGACATCAACAGTCTGTACCCGTCAGCGATCCGCGCTCTTAACATGGCACAAGAGTCGATTGTTGGACAGCTCCGGCCGATAATGACTGATAGATATATTCAAGACAAAATGGCCGCAGGTTCAAGTTTTGCAGATGCCTGGGAAAACATGTTTGGTACTCTTGAATACACCGCAGTTATGTCGGGAGAAATTGGTACAGAGATTACAGTTGATTGGGAAGCAGGCGGTTCAGATGTTATGAGTGCCGCTGA